ACGTGGTAAACCCAACGGCTTGCCAACCAAAAATCTACCAGGGACGAGTTTCTTCTTCAAAGGGCAGTCAACGTCCACGATTTCGGTGATGGAACTATGCAACATTAACGTAAAATCGTTCAAGCTGGATATATAATATTCAGCCTTGACGCTAGTTCCCGCCTCGTAGCCAAAAACTCTGTCAAAGGTCAACATCGCATATGGATCCACAGTCAACCCAGTGACATTGGTGGTAAACTTGTGTTCATACTCAGTGGGTAACTGTATAATTTTAGCTCCCTTACGACGTAAAATTTTTACCAAAGTAAAGTAGTATGAACGCAAAACGGGTATGGCTGGAAACACATTCTTATAACCCTGCAAAACTGAATAAACAAAATCTTCGGGTCGCACCTGTGGATCTTTACACCACGACAATCTGGACAATACACGTCCGATTTTTGGTGCCCACAATGATCTTGGTTGATTCAAATGTAGAACAGGATAGAAATACCCACTACAAAAACTCAGTCGGCGCAAATTGTGTGCTGGATGCACAATGACTTCCCCAACGTGACCAAGGTCAGCGTAGCCCTCAACAAAGACTTCCTCAATGAGTCCAACCAAACGGCGTGGCAGATAACAAATGACTGCCGAATCGTCACCTAACACAATGACTGAAGCGTAGATCGGTTTGGTAGGCTCAAGTTTTTGGAGTTTAGAGAAACAATGCTCGATTATGCCAGCTGTTGTCCACGAATTGTCAGTGGAGGTGTTAGTTCCACCGGAATGTTGCTTGCCATCAACTTTACACTCCAAGGTTAAGCTACCTTCCTTGACTTTAAAATGAACATCTAAAGCCAAAGCTGACATGGTGTTTAACAGTTGTCTGTACTGAGGTAGGAAAAACGCTGATGCAAAGGTGTTGTTGACAACTTTGATCACCCGTGCTTTCCTACCATCAAACCTCGAACCATCAGACTCGATGGCGACCAAAACATAATCCCTATCAAATATGAGGTTACTTTGGTGATCGCGCACGGAAGGTAAAGGAATATCAACATTAGGTGGACTCAAAGCGCTACTCCAATAATCAAACCAGAAACCAAGGTCAAAGGCGTCAAGTCCAGACGCGTAAGCGTACCTACGTGGGTTGACGCGAGTTAGCACGCCTACTTCGACCATGTTTTCTGAATTCACACAAGGAAGTAATTGGCTTTTCATGTAATTTCCCAAAGCTTTGAAATAGGGACCAGTGATAACATTGTAAGTGGGATCGAACTTGATAATGAGCCTGGGATCAAACTCTTCAATGAAGTCATCATCTGATTTCATATAAGGTTCAAATTTAACAAATGCTTCACGGGATGGTCTAATTGGTGCACCTTCATTCAAATCTTTCTTTGCCTTGGAATACATTAATTTCTTAGGACCTGGGAAACCAAACAACCAGTCAAC